CTTCAAAAGCGCGCGGGCAAAACGGCACTTTTTGAAGGGATTCTTTCTGAATCCCTTTTTTTTAGAATGCGCTATTCTTTGGAACTAATCCTTGATCGTTAACTATAACTTGTGTTTGGCTATTATCGTTATTAGTTACTCCTAATCTATTACCGATATCTCCTATAAAGTTACCAAAACCTTCTCGCATTGCATCAAACCTACTATTCTCTTCTGAAAGTGCTTGCATTTCTGCGCCTTCACCTGCGCCTTTATCTCCTTCAGCTTTAGATTTTAAATTATCAATAGCATCATCGCCCAAAGTAAATACTTTATTAAATCCTTTTTTGAATCCTTCTGCAGCTGTTGTTCTTGGATCAAATGCTCCTCCGATTGCCGCCATAGCACCTGCAGCAACAGCTTTAGGGAATAATACAATTTTCTTAAATATTTTTGCTACTTCTAACATAGCATTTTTAATTAATCCCATAACTCCTATCTCTGATACCGCATCAGACATTTTTCTAAAGAATCCTATAATAGAATCTCTAACAAAATCAAAGAATTCGGTTACTTTTTCTTTGATCGTAAATGATTCTAAGAAATCAGCAGCTCCTTCCAGATTAAAGAATCTTAATACTTTTGCTATTAACCATCTGAATGCATCTGCGATAAATGCTGGTCCAATCAATATTACTTGTTTAATACCTTCAACAAATCCAGCGAAAGCTTTTTCAAAGAAATTACCATCAAATTGAGTAAATCCTTTAAAGAATCCGGTAATAAATGTAAATATTGTAAAGAATCTACCTAATACTCTACCAAGTCCAAAGAAGGCTTTACCAACTGCTCCTAAAACTTTAAACGCGGTTTGTATGGGCTTCAATGATCCGAAAAACTTAGTAATAGTAGTACCAATATTACGAGCAACTTTACTTGTTGCACCTGCCGATCTGCCAGCTATGTTAAAACTTCTTTGAATTGGAGCTAACATCTGATTAAACAGTTTAAAGAAACCTTGCATGGGTTTAAAGAACGCTGTTACTACTTTAGTAATATTTTGGCCAAGTTTAGTTACAAATACTGGAGCCTTGATATTTTGTAATGATTTTAACGCAGCAAATGCTCCAGTCATAAATGCAATAGTAGCTCCTATGATAGCTTTAGTTACATTAATAGCTGATCCTAAAAGTTTTTGTACATCTCTAAATCCTCTTGCAAGAGAATTAAAGATTATTTTCATTCTGGCGAATATTTTTCCGAATGTTCCAGGTTTACCACTACCTCCGAATATTCCTGTAATAGAAGTTCTAAAACCTTTTAATGCTGTACCAACAGATGATTTTATATTTTTAAATAGTACATCTAATTTTAATAATTTACCAATTCTACTACCAATAAAAGCAAAACCTTTTCCCATGGCCCTTAAGCCATCTATCATACCCATACCGAAGCCTTTTATAACACCAATTAATGCAGTTCTTATAAGCATATTCATGATAAAGCCACGAGATTTACCATCAAATTCTTCTTTCATTGCATCTAAGCTTAAGCTAGTATATTTTGCAATTTGTTCTAATAGATCATTACGCTCATCATCTCTTTTAATTTCTTCGAAAGATTTTTCCATGTCAGCTAGATTATTACCTTCTACTGCAGTAATTAAATCTTCAATCGCGGTTATTTGACTCGCAGATAAACTATCTCCATGCGTAGTGACATAATCTCTTAACTCTTGTGTGTACCTTGCATTGTCTTCAGCCTGTGTAGAATCGTTAAGTTCTTTTAACTCATCAACAACTGCTTGCAGAGTACGTTCCTGAGTATCAGAAACTTGATGTGGTTCTAAAGGTATATCAGCCATTGTTTATTCCTATTTTTTACTGAATGCTTGAGCTCCAAAGAATGCTGCTACAATACCAGCAACAGCTACAAAGTATGTCGCAGCCATATCTCCTAAGATTTTAGATGCTGAATCTAATCCCATTAAAACTGCTAATACAACCGCAAATGGATATAATAACATTCCGCCTAATGCAAACCAAGCCATCTTTCTTTGAGCATCGCGCATAGCATCTTGATCTTCAAGCTCTTTACGTTTAAATTCAAGATACATATCTTGTTCTCTTTTTGTCACCTTTCCGTCTCCGTTGGTGTCTGCAGGATGATATCCTGACTTTTTAATTTCTTCTTCGCTCATTATCCCATTTTCCTATTTTCTTTCTTAATTCTTTCGTTTTCCTCTTTGATCCACTCAGAGAGTAACGTTACGTATATTTCCCTCTCCCACGGCATCATATTTTCTAATTCAGTTAAGCTCCAATTATGGTGCTGTATCATAGCAAAGTTAGTCTTAAAATGATTAACTAAGCTATCGTGCGAGAGGCCTATGTAAAAAAACTTTGTAAGCCTTTTAACTCTTGTTTATTATGTGTTTTACATGAAACACAATCAAATTCTATATCTGATCTTAATGATGGTGATTCTGCAAAAAATTCAGATAGCTTTAGAAATTGTGAATTATTTAATGATTCTACAAAATCTTGTAAGCTTTTCTTTGTTTCATTTCTTGCATCGTATACTCCTTCATTATCAAATATATTAACAATACATGATATAATCATTTGCAATGCACCTTCAATTGATTCTGTATCTCCAACTAATGATACGTCTGCGTATGATGGATATCTTAATGTAATACCTACATCATCTGTAACCATTACAACAGTATTGCCTTCTTCAACAACTGGATGCTCAATTTCATCGAAATCAACTGTAATTTCGTTCCTAGCATCACATTCATCGCATTTTACAGATAAATCGATTCTTTCACCTACTGATTTAGCTCTTAATGCAATAAATAGCGTTTCGATATCAAACATTGCTAATTTATCAACATCGATATCATCATATACACATGATTTAATAATGTCTATGGTTGCATTCATGATCTGTTTAGTATCATTCGATTCCATTGCCATCATTAAAACTTTTTCTTCTTTCACTAAGTATGGTCTATATGAAACTTTTTGACCCGTTGAAGGTATTACTACCTCATACCGTGAATTGTTTACTTGTGGTAAAGCCATTATATTCTCCTATTTTTTAGCTCAAAATACCTGTGATACGTTCTGTTATTCCACTTAATGCAGAATCAACGATATCTTCAGGTACATAATTTTCGTAACTCATTGTCACACTCAATTTTTGGACAGTATTTTCACTATTATTGTCCAATGTAATCGAACTCATGGTAGTTGGAAATGCATTTTCTAACCTTACACCATAGATCGGTACATTCTCTTTATTTAGCTGCTGAATAACAACATCAGTAGCGAAATCCTTTTTATATCCTAAACGATATTTTTCAACATCAAAGATGCTTGACATCCAATTATCAAATAATTTCTTCATATAATAATCATTTGTTAAAATAAAAGACATCGTAACATCTTCGTTGATAACTCCGTAAGGAATTTTTATTGATTGTCTTTCTGCTTGAT